GCCATAGACGAAGCACCAAGACCACGTTGATTCATCACTGCAGTAGCTCTACGCATAGATCCTGCAGCCCATGCAGGTGTATTACCATCATCAAACTGAGACATAAGAGTAGCTAGCTCATCTTGTACAGATGCAGCTTGTGCCTCACCAGTTCCAAAGGCTTGTTGTACTTTAGCTTGATCTACACCAGTGCCAGATATAAGCTCACTAGCACCTACAGTTTGATCTAGAGTTCTTTTAGGAACTCCTGGAAGACCTGCAACCTCAGCTACAGTTTTAAATGTACCTGTAGCAGAATCTAAATCAGAAACAGATGAGGTATCTTCTTCTTCAGCAGTAATTTCTTTCGTAAGGTTTTCTAAAGTTTGGGGTTGAAAACCGCCAGTGGTGGTCATGTAGTCACCGACATTTAACTTATTAGCTGTAATAAATTGATCGGGTGTAAAATTTTGATCACCTAAACTAAATGTACCTGTTGTTGGATTCCAACTAGCACCTGCCACAGCATCAGCCATACCCTGATAATTTGTTGTAGTACCACCCATTAATTGAGTTTGAATAAGAGGTGAAGCTGCAGCTACAGTAGCATCAACAGAAGTTGGTGTGCCAACTGCCTCTGAAATTACATTACCTTGTTCATCTCTTATCTCAGGAGTTCCTGGACCTTTAGCTTGGCTTATATCAGACACTTGAGCTATATCAGCACCAACCATAATAGGCTTACCATCAGCACTAAACATAAGGTTGCCTTCTGCATCTGTAGCTTGTCTTTTACCAATAACAGGAGCAAGACCGGAAGCTTGGCCTGTAGTAGATGCTAAAACAGTTCCAGGGGATGTGGATTCAGTCATTAGAGAAGTTTGTGGTTTAGATATCATAGTTGCAGGATTAAATGTAGCTTGCGCTGCTCTATTAGCTAGAGATTGTAAGTATTCTGGACCTGTTTGAGTAATTATTTCACCTGTAACAGGATCTTGAAAACTTACACTTCCACCCTCAGTATAACCTGACATATATCCGCCCTGATTTACTGCAGTAGTAGTGTTACCACCTGCTGTTAATGGATTATAACCTCCTATCATCTGACCACTAGCATCTATTTCTACATAACCAGCTGGAATTTGTTGCATAGGTTTACCACCTTGAAACGGTATATATAATTGATGACCTGTGTTTGGATTACGATACAATTTTTGGGTGATTGTATAAGCAGACATATCTACACCTGCAGCTTGATTTTCTGCAATAGTTTGTGGTTGATAGAGTTGTTGTTGCATAGCTGCTCTATTAGCAAAATCAGCTACTTGATTATCAATATTACTTTCAAATGTTTGTGCAGGTGTTGTATAAGCACCACTTGGCCCAGGTGTAGCTGTTATATTCGGTGTTGTAGTAACAGTACCAGTTGCAACGGGTGTGTTAGAAGTTACTGGAGCTGAAAAATAACCTGGCTCTATAGTATAGTTTCCTGATATACCTCCTTCAGCTGTTGTACCTATTCCCCCTGTAACTATAGAATTGTATGTTTCTTCATCTATCCCCACTTCTTCAAGATCGTCTTGAGTAACTTCTTCATCTACTGGGTCAACAGGCTCAACAGGATCTACAGGATCTACTGGATCTACTGGATCAACAGGCTCTTTCGGCTCAACTGGATCTACTGGCTCAACAGGATCAACTGGGTCTACTGGATCTACTGGATCAACTGGGTCAACAGGATCAACAGGATCAACCGAATCTACTGGTGTTTCTACAGCTGCGATTGGTTTTGTATTTGTTATTTCATCAGCTAACCTTTTTATTGTTTCAACTTCGTTACCAGTATTACCTGACGCACTACTTAAAACAGTACCATTGGATAAAGTTACTGTAGATGCCGCATCACCACCAAGACCAAAGAGACCACCATCTCCTTTGACAGCATCTACATCATCATCAGTATAAGTTATATTTTCCCCTGCTTCAGCAGCTTCTAAACCTTCTTTAAATGCATTAAACTCTTCTGCAACCCTACCTGCATTAGAACTTCTAGAACCTTTTTTTGAATGTATAGATAAATAAGTTTTTTTACCGTCAGCATCTATCTTAATAATTTGAGTTCTTTTATTACTAGCGATAGCAGAATATTTAGTACCATCAGCAGTAGTATAGCTGTCTACTTCTCTATAACCACTAGATATTGTGCTACCGTCTTTGTTTTTTCCTTTGGCTATTGTTGTCATGATCTATTCCTTATTTACCCATTGTCATCCACACTGCACCTGCAATAAACGTCAGCAATGCGACAGTGGCTAATTTAACTACAGTAGACCAGACAGATTTACGTGTGTCTCTCCAAGCCTCTAACAAACTTCTCATCTCTATAATATCTCTGGCTGCATCATCATCAAGTAACCCAATAGAACGTAGTGCTTCTTTAGCACCACGTCTAGCTGCGTTGTCTAGCATTTCCTCTAGATCGTCAGGGGTAAGTTTGATGTCACTCATTCACAGTCTCTAGTGAGTTAGAAAGCATACTAATAAATGCTTCACGTCCTACGCTAAGTTGATTAATATTAAATTTAGCACTTGTTAATTTACGGTCTAAGTCTTGAATATGATTCAACATAGTGCGTTGTTGATCCGTTAAGTCTTCTACAAAGTATTCTTTATCATTAATTGATATAGGGGTTTTTTTATCTTTTCCCATTGTACCATTCTCCTTTATGTTATGATGGATAAGCTATTGCATAAAAAATGTAAGTTGCATTATTTATATTTAAATCAGAACCACCTGCTGATCTAAAATCAAAACCTGTAGTAGTGGAATTAATATCGTTAATACCATTATATTGTGAAGCAGTAGTATTTAGCTGCATCCTAGTGTCTGCTCCAGATGTTAAGCCTCTTTCAGTATCAAAAAACCACCAATCCTGATCAGAACCACCAGTGTCAGTTCTTTTAAATAGGACATACCTAAGTCCGTTAGAAAAACCACAGTCTATAGCATGAGAGCCATCGGCTGATCCATCACCAGTATAGTTTCCCACGAAACTTACCCCTGGTGCTGTAGCAAAAAGGTGAGCTAGAAATCTATCCCCTGAATTGTTTGTATTAGAGTGATCTCCTACACTAAAAACACTCGCAGTTGGTGTAGTATCGTTCCATCTTCCTGAATTTGTTGCAGCAGCAGAATTGGTGAATTCTAGATATTTTGTTGCGCCTAGAGCTTTATGATAAACAGTCCAATCTGCACTGCCATTACGTTTTTTAACCCACATCATCTCAGGAACTACACCAAGATTATGATTAAAAGTTGTTGCGCTTCCTGTTCCATCATACATCACAGTATCAAAATAACCAGGCGCACGTCTCCACATAAATGCATGGTAATTTGAACTATTTACACCCTCAAACCCATCCATGTAATCCCAATCTTCGTTTCCTGATCCGTTCTGTTCTCCACTAGTTGAATCTGTATGTATTTTTACATCACTACGCATCCTATCATATACTCTTCTATTTGACGTACCTGCAGCAGTATATATATTAATAGCCATATCAACTGGAAAACCATCATGGCTACCACTAGAGTTTCTATAATTAGGTTCGATACTTGTGTTTCCAGATTGTGTATCAAAAACATCCCTTACATTTGTAGGTATAGCCATTGGACCTCTACGAATTGCTACGTAAATGTATTCTCCACCATTAGAAGAAACTCTGGCATCTAAACCTGTTCGGACTTTGAAGCCATCTGCCAAAGGAGTAAAGGGAGCGTAGCTGCTACTGGAGGTATTACCTTCACTGGACGTACCGTTTGGAACCAGAAATCGTTCACCTTTCATTTGTAGATCATCCCCACTATTAATCATACCTCTCATATTATCTATCAAATACCAATCTTCGCCTTCATTGCTAGTATCAATTTTTTTAATTAAAATCCATTGCGGCTCAAATCCAAGTGTAATTTTTGTATTTCCACCACCTCCAGTATATTTTCCACACTTAATAATATCTTTGTCACCAGTTTCACCAAAACCACCGTCATTATTGTTGTGTGCAAATAGATATGCTACATGAGTATCATTATTTCTGTTAACGTCAAAATCCCCACCAACACTAAACACACTGCTTGTCGGTGCTGTGCTATTCCAACTCCCATTACCAGAGTCGATTTCACCATTATATAAATTTAATCTCAGTGCATATGCGTCACCTGTTAGGCTTCTGTGCCAAACCCTCCAGTCAGTTCCATTGGCACTAACATTTTTGACCATGATCATTCCTGGAACAGAGCCTAGATTATGGCTTATGGTTCTAGCTGTCTCATTCCCTGTATACGTTACAACATCAAAAAACTTTTTGGCTTTGCGGAATGTCCAACCAACGTACTCATAACCATTATAGTTAGTATCGTTTTGGTTGCCTATTGTATAACCATCATCAGCAAAGGTAGTAAGCCAAGGATACGAAGAATTATAACTAGTTTCTTGAGCTTGTAGGTGGCTACTTATTGATTTAGTTAGTCCTCTTTCTGTGTCTATCATTCGGTGACTGTTTGAATTGCTACGAGATTTAAACCATAGCAAGCCACCCTCATTACTCAAATCTATACCATTTGTTACCTGCTGATTAGCATTTGATCCTGTATAAACCTGAGTGTGAAACAAGGATTCTATATTTGGTCCTGCAACAGGGCCAAACGAACTACCAAACAAATTCATCATTATACCTGACATTAACTTACGTTCCCTGATATTACGCAGACAGTTCCACTTATAAATAAAACCGTAAAAACACCTCTAGTTGCAAGAGTCACACTGCTTTTATCTTCATTTGTACCTGCGATATACGCAGTTGTAATTGAGCAAGTAACAGTAACATCTCCTGTAGTGTTGTTAAAAACAGAGACAGCATCCCCTGCTGAAAATGTATTGTTTGGAATAGTTATTGCACCACTTGACCCAAGCTCTATAAAGTTTCCTACATCTCCAGTGACTAAAGTATACCCTGATGTTTTGGCAGAGCCAGACTGAGGAATGGCTCTCATAGCACCATCTGCATCAGATACAGTGCCTGTTGTAGTAAAATTACGTATACCTGTATAATCTTTATTAGAGTCTAGTATCACAGCTTTAGAAGCAACTGCTGTACCCACTGCTGTGCTACCAATGTCTAATGCATTAAGTTCACCTACAACAGCAGTAATACCATCTAATACATTTAACTCAGCAGCAGTACTTGTAACACCATCAAGTATGTTCAACTCTGCTGCTGTAGAAGTTACACCGTCAAGTATATTTAACTCAGCAGCAGTTGATGTAACACCATCAAGTATGTTTAGTTCAGCAGCCGTAGATGTAACACCATCCAAGATATTTAGTTCTGCTGCAGTTGATGTAACACCATCAAGTATGTTTAGTTCAGCAGCAGTAGACGTTACAGTAGTACCATTTATGCTAAGTGCATCAGTCTCTAATGTACCATCAATATCTGCATTCCCTGATATATCTAAAGAACCAGCATCTAATTCACCACTCAATGTAACATTACGTAAGCCTGTAAAGTCTTTGTTTGAGTCTAAGACAACTGCTTTAGAGGCAATAGCATTGCCCACTGCTGTTGACCCTAAATCAAGAGCGTTAAGTTCCCCTACCACCGCAGTGATACCATCTAGTGCATTAAGTTCTGCAGCAGTTGAGGTAATAGTAGTACCACCAATACTAATGGCATCTGCTTCTAACGTACCGTCAAAATCACCATCTACAGCATCTATATTACCTTTGAATATGGTGGCAGTTACTGTACCTGAACTTGGATTATAAGTTAGAGTGCCGTCCATCTCCAAACCTACATTGCCTGTAGAAGAAGTTGCATTCTCTACAAAAGCAATTAAGTTCTCTTCGTTTGTACTTTCGTTATCCGTAACTAAAACATGGGCAGAGTTTGTAGCGTTAGTGACTGTTGTACCTGCTATAACTGTAGCTAGTGCTGTGCCATTAACAGTAATAGCATCGGCTTCAAGTGTTCCATCAATGTCAGCATTGCCTGATACATCTAATGAACCTGCGTCTAGCTCACCACTTAAAGTAAAATTTCTGACTCCTGTATAGTCTTTGTTAGAGTCTAGTATCATGGCTTTAGAGGCAATCGCAGTACCAACTGCAGTGCTTCCTAAATCTAGTGCATTTAATTCTCCTACTACTGCAGTAATACCATCTAGTGCATTTAGTTCTGCTGCAGTAGACGTTACTCCATCTAGTATGTTTAATTCGGCAGCGGTAGAAGTTACATTAGTACCACCTATATCTAAAGTAGTTACAGATATCTCACCTGCAACAGTAACTAAACCATCTGCAACTGTAATAAGATCAGTGTCATCTGTATGACCAATATTTGAACCGTTAATAAGAACATCATCAATATCTAATGAACCACCTGATATAAGTCCTGTCGTAGTAATAGTAGAAGAACCTGTGTCAATATTTCCAAAGCCTGATGTAATAGTACCAGAGTTTAATGCCCCTGTAGTTACAATGTTACTACCACCAACACTTTTGCCTGACATGTAAGTAGATAATGTTTCCACCGTAGTCATACGCATAGTACCATCGTCATTAATTAAAACACCGTCACCATCTGCTACAGCAGTTGTACCTCTTGATGTACCACCGTCAATAAGGTTTATCTCAGCAGCAGTAGCTGTAACTCCGTCTAAAATGTTTAACTCATCAGCGGTGCTAGTGACTCCATCTAGGATGTTTAGTTCTGCAGGTGTAGCAGTAATTGCGGTGTTACTTGCAGCAGCTAATACAGGTATAGTACCACTTTGGTTAGGTAAGTTAATAGTACGGTCTGCTGTAGGGTCTACAATAGTAAGTGTAGTTGTACCACCAACAGATAAGTTACCTGTTATAGTAAAGTTACGTATGCCTGTATAATCTTTATCAGAATCTAATATAACAGCTTTAGATGCTACGGCTGTACCCACCGCTGTTGAACCTATGTCCAGTGCGTTGAGTTCTCCTACTACAGCAGTAATGCCATCTAATGCATTAAGTTCAGCAGCCGTACTAGTTACACCATCAAGAATATTAAGTTCAGCGGCTGTACTAGTTACCCCATCTAAAATGTTAAGTTCAGCAGTAGTAGCTGTAACACCATCTAGAAGGTTTAACTCTGTAGCTGTAGAAGTAACTGCTACATCCTCGTTAATCTTAGGGGATGTTAAAGTTTTATTAGTAAGTGTGTCTGTTGACACAAGAGATACTAATGTTGAGTTAGCACCTGCAGGTAATAACATAGTATTTGTAACACCTGCAGAATGAGGTTGAGCTATAACTGTTTGCCCATGACTGTTGCTTTCACAGTTAAAGACTATAGCACCTGAGTTATTATTACCCCTTACAACAACTGTACCTGTTCCATTAGGGGCTAGGTCAATAGTAGCATTAGAGGTAGTAACAATATCAGCACCATTCATATCTAAGTTACCACCTAGTTGTGGACTTGTATCTTCTACTACGTTAGATAAGTCTCCACTTGAACCAGTACCTGCAATAATAGTACTACGTGTAATCTTTTTAAGACCACCACCAGATGCATCTACTGCTAAAAGTACATCACCGTCAGCCGCTGTAGAAATCTCTGATAGGTCAGTTACAGAAATAGGGTTAAAATTAGTACCGTCTGCTACAAGAATATGTCCTGCAGTATTAGTAGTCATTGTGAGATCATCACCGCCAATAGTAAGATCACCTGTAAGGGTAAGGTTTCTTATACCTGTATAATCTTTATCAGAATCTAATATAACAGCTTTAGAAGCTACTGCAGTGCCTACAGCAGTGCTACCTAGATCAAGAGCATTAAGTTCTCCAACAACTGCTGTTATACCATCTAAAGTATTTAATTCTGCAGCAGTTGAAGTAATAGTAGTTCCATTTATACTAAGCGCATCAGTTTCTAATGTACCATCAATGTCAGCATCACCGCTAATATCTAAAGAACCTGCATCTAACTCACCACTTAGGGTAAAGTTACGTACACCTGTGTAATCTTTATTTGAGTCAAGCACCATAGCTTTAGAGGCAACAGCTGTACCTACAGCTGTAGATCCTAAGTCTAGTGCATTTAGCTCGCCTACAACTGCTGTTATACCATCTAATGTATTTAATTCTGCAGCAGTACTAGTGACACCGTCTAAGATGTTAAGCTCTGCAGCAGTAGACGTTACACCATCTAATATATTGAGTTCCGCTGCTGTGCTAGTCACACCGTCTAGTATGTTAAGTTCCGCTGCAGTAGATGTGACTGCTGTACCATTAATAGATAGTGCATCTGTTTCTAACGTACCATCAATGTCAGCATCACCTGATATGTCCAAGCTACCTGCATCTAGCTCACCTGTAAGTGTTACATTCCTAAATCCAGTTATATCTTTGTTAGCATCTACTACTGCTGCTTTACTTGCAGCTACAGTTCCTGCTGTGATACCATCAATAGACTCTAAGTCATTCTCATTTATATCTGCCGAACCAATAACAAAGCTACCACCTGTAATTGCACCTGTAGTAGTAATAGCAGATGAGCCAGTATCTATAGTGCCAAAACCTGATGTAATAGTACCTGAATTAAGAGCACCAGTACTAACTAGGTTAGGCATTGCAGTTATTTCATCGTCAAAGTATGCAGCAAGGTCTGTAACAGCAACTTGAACCATAGTACCATTGTCATTTAGTACAACACGATCAGCATCAGCTACAGTAGTAGAGGTAGCAGAAGTATTTCCGTCTATGATATTTATTTCAGCAGCGGTAGAAGTTACGCCATCCAGTATGTTTAGTTCAGCAGCAGTCGATGTTACCCCATCAAGAATATTAAGTTCCGCTGCTGTTGAAGTTACTCCATCTAATATATTTAACTCTGCAGTAGTTGAAGTTACCCCATCAAGAATATTTAACTCTGTTGCAGTTGATGTAACACCATCCAGTATGTTTAGTTCATCAGCAGTAGAAGTTACTCCGTCAAGAATATTTAATTCTGCTGCTGTTGAAGTTACACCATCTAAAATATTAAGCTCTGCTGCAGTAGATGTTACTCCATCAAGAATATTTAACTCTGCAGCAGTTGATGTTACTCCAGCAAGTTTGTTTAATTCTGCAGCAGTAGATGTAACAGTAGTACCATTAATGGCAAGAGTATCTATCTCTGCTGTACCATCAATAAATATATTACGCCATTGTTGACTTGCAGAACCTAAGTCGTATGTATCGTCATCATCAGGTATAATGCTAGAGTCAACGTCAGCACCAAATACAACATTGTCAGAAGATGAATCACCAAGTGTTAGTGTACCACCATTAAACGTAGTAGTACCTGTAACCGTAGCATTACCTGCTACAGTAAGATTACCACCTACTGCTAGGTTGCCTGATATATCTGCAGCACCATTAATGTCAATAGTGGTAGCTGCAATTTGTATTTCAGTGTCAGCAACAAGGTCAAGCTGACCATCAGCACTAGAATTAATATAAATAGCAGTATCACGAAACTGCAACTTTTCTGTAGAAGCAATAAGTATGTCATCAGAAAACTCAAAGTAGTCCTCATCTTCCATCCATTTTAGTACACCGTCATTACTATCTCCATCAAAGGTTACTGTAATGTCTGTGCCTGTAGAACCATCACCTATAGTAATACCTGTGCCTAATAGTTTAGTTACAGGACCACCTTCTGCAGATGTACCATCATGTGTGTGACCTGTCCCTGAAGCAAATGCGGCAAGAAGTTGATCAAATTCATTATTAGTGTCAGATGATTGAATTACATCACCATCTGTATACGTGGATTGTCTTGTGTATGATGCACCCATTAACGTCTAGCTCCTAATTGATACTCTAACTGAAAACCTTTAATAGAGTAGGGGGCAGTTTCCCCATCATCGTCTACTCTTAATGTTACGGTAAATCCTGATCCTTCTACAGATTGTCTAACTAATGGTTGTGTAGAACCACCATAAACAAATTGAGTCGTATCAGACGTTGTACTATAAACAGCAATAGTTCCATATTGTGCAGCGACCTTTGATGAATCTAGTGGATAGGCGGCAGGTCTAGCGGAGTCAACACTTTCATTATCATAACGTACAAATAAGTTTGCGTCAATAGAAGATTCTGGTTTATAGTTAATAATAACTCTTTGCATGTGCTTTCTTATGCCAGTGTCACCAAAACTTAAATCAGGGCTTCGATATCTACCAAGTATAGTAACCCCATCAAAAGTATTACCTTTTTCTTGTCTATGTATATATCCGTCAAAAGAGCCGTGTAAAACAAGAACATCTCCTGAACTAATAAAAGTATTAGTGCAAGAGGGTCTTATACCACTCATCTCAGAAAATTCGTAGTTTTGTCCTCTTTTTACACAAACAACGCCTCTTGTAAGACTATCTGCTGTTCCTTCTTTAGTAAAAAATATTCTATATTGAGTTTTATCTGGAATTACAACACTTTCAAAAAGACTTGACTGTGCTATATTTTTATCAAACAAAGCCTGAACATTTCTACTAACAGTTCCTAACTCTGTATCCCCAATTCTTGAAGTAGCTGCAACAGTTCTTAAACCATCAGGTCCAAGAAATATTAAATCCCCTGCAAATTCTTGAATAGTATCGCCATTAATACAACCAATATTTCTTGTAACTGGTTCTATTGCAAAATCAGCCAAAGAAGAACCTGTTAATTTAAATATTCTATTTTCACAAAATATAAATAAACTGTTACGAAAAACTTTAAGTCCCACAATAGTATCATCTACTTTAATACTACCTGCACCATCTGCTGAATCAAAATCATCTTCATCAAAAGGTTCACTGAATACTAACTCTGCAGGTGTAGTAGACTTACCTGCATAAAATATATGGTTTCTATATGCAGCTACAAATTTAGAACCTGATACAGAACTCTCACTGACATCAGTTGCAGTTAAAGACTCATTAAATACTACAGGAGCATTAACACCATCAACAAATACAATTTTATCGTTTCCATCAAAGTTAAATCTTTCAAAATTATATTTATCTGCATTAGTTCTACTTGAGTCTATCTCTGTCCAAGTAGTAGAAACTGCATCTCCAATAAGATGTTGGGCTGCAGTGGTACTAGATGTAGCACGAGTTACACCAGTAAATGTTGTTGTTGTTTTAGCTGTATAAGTAAATAACTCTAAGTTAATTTGAAGTGTACCACTAGAAGCAAAACCTGCAGTAGAATCTACTGTAACAGTGCCAGAACCTGACATACTAGTAGTTGAAGTTATTGATAAACCTAAATCACTAGATGCAGAAGAAAATATTTTTTCACCTCTAGCTGCTAACACTTTATCTGCAAAGTTAGCAACCATCAATATCTTTTCACTAGAATTAGATGTTTGAGGAACTATATGATTTATATGTTTACGAAAACCATTCATTCTTCTGTAGCCGCCTTCAAGGTCAGGCTCAAAGTTTTCTAAAACTAACGCTTCACCTGGCTGCATAAGAAAGGTAGACCTGTTTAGAACTAAACCGCCCTCACAGTTAAATGCTGCAGGTTGAACCTGAGAAGAATCTGGCATTATGAAATAACTCCTGCCATAAAGTTAGCAGAACCTCTAGGGGTTATAAGAACTGTTGATCTTATATATTCATACTTGTTGATAAGCAAGCTTTGCATATTTTTAATGCCTTGCTCAAACCTACCAAAGTTTAATTGATACTGTTGCATCTCACCACGATATTGATATACAAATGCTGCAGCACCGTCTATAATTACAGGGCCAAATCTATCTGGTATACTTGTTGTATCACCATGTGCAGCTAGATCAGATGGAAATGTAAAGTAATCAAATGCAAGTGTATATTGTTTATCTGGATAAGGGTATAATAAATAATTGTTGTCGGGAGTTCTAACTATATTTCTAGGTACACCACCACCGTCAAACTGTGTTACTGTTGTACCATCTGCGTGTAGAGCAGCAGTTGTACTATTAGCACCTCTAGTGCAACCTGTAATATCGTTACCTGAAACACCTGTGTAAGTTACCTGTTCTCCACCAATGTATACTTTACCTGATGAAGCAAAACCTGTGCTAGATGTTAGAGTAAGAGTTGTTACAGAACTTGAGTGTGATCCATTTAAAGTTGTTGTTTCAACTTGATCTTCCTCATTAGGAAAACCTTTTTCTATATATTCGTTATAGTTAAGAACTGTTAGATTATTTCCTGCAGCATTAACATCGTCATCTTTTTTAATTCTAGCTGTGGCATAATCTATTGATTTAGTACTTGTTGGTGCAGTGTATCTACACACACCTGGAGTTAGGGTAGAACTATTAGAAGCATGGTTAAAAGAATAACCAAACTCTCTTTGATTAATATATCTTATTGATTCATTAACTGCATTTTGACATTGTACTTGAACACCCCTAGCACCAGTAAAACTAGTTGAGGTAAGCACTACTTCATTCATGCGTGTGATAACATCATTAGTTAATGAAAGAAATGTCAAAGCCATAATGTTTCCTTTGGATAAGCTAAAGGGGCCAACCTAAGTCAGCCCCCAAAGTTGTTTTATGCTAAGTCACGAGCAGCAACCGCTGCTTCTGTTTGTGCAGCAGAAACATCGACAACTACTGCATAGACACGTAAGCGTCCAGTTGCAGCAGCAGCACCTGCGATTGTAACATCAATG